CCATATTTATACCCACATTCCCATTTAACCCATTTTGGAATCACTTGCAAAAATCGCAAAATCTCTTTTAAACAAAATTTTTTATGTCGAAAAAGTATATACAGGATTCGTTAATGTTAACAAAAGAAGCATTCATCGAAGCAGCATTACGCCAGCAACAAACAGAAGCAGCACAATACGGACTAACACTTGATGAATGGCAACAAGCAATAATGAGTGGAAGTGTTGTCCAGGCAAAGTCCCAATCGGATATTTAAGTAAACAAATAAAAGGTTATGGAAATGTTCTTATTTTACGTATTATTTAGTGGTATATTCCTCGGCGCATTTATAAGCCTACGAGAAATAGAAAATAATCACCGAATGACATTACTCGATTTATTAATTAATTTAGTTGGTGGTTTAGTAATAGGGTGGTTAATGTTCCCAATAATTGCAATAGTTTATTTAGGACAAATTAAACTTAAATAATGAAACAACTATCACACGACGAAGCTAAAAAATATCGTATGCTGGATACCGAACGTGATCTTCACCGTAGTATGCATCATGCGGTTGCTTATACTCTTACCCCCATCCCTGATTCTCCAGGTTGGGAAGAAATCACATACTATGGTCAAGCATTACTAGATCCTACTGATGCTATTAAAAAACCTGAATATGTTTATATTCTAGTTAACCCATCAGTGCCAGGTATATGTAAAATTGGATTTACTACTACGACCGTCTACCAGCGAGTGAGTGAGATTAATAACGCTACTGGTGTTATTACACCGTGGTATCCCGTATTCTCATATAAGTGTCCTGATGGTCGCATGTTAGAAAGTGATATACATGAGTATCTTACTTTACGTGGTACACGTGTTAATCCTAATCGCGAAGGATTTCAAATATCATCTGATGAAGCGCGCGTTATTATTGAAAAACTAGGTAAAAAATACAAATCAAATGAAATTAACTAATATCTTACTAGTATTATTAGGTCATATGATCCTAATTTTCTTCCACCACTATCATATTAATGTTGTTGGAGTTAATCCACTACAATTTATTGGGTTTATGATATTGCACGCGATATGGCATTATTTTACTGCTAAACGTGCGTATATACGTATCTAAGGATTGGTGAGTGTAGCAACAAGACTATATAAGGGAATTATGTTCTATTATACCTACATATATTTATTGTAAACAAGATGTCTGTATTTAAAATAAAGCTTGAAGACAAAGCTGCTTTTCTTAACCAAATGGAAAAAGCAGGTGTTGAATTAAATACCAATCAAATGGTAGATAATAAGCTCAAGGGTTATTTTGAAGTGACTATTGACGAACCAAAACAGCTAGGAATAGCTAAAAGTATTTTAAAACAATCTCCAAAAATTAACACCATAAAAGAAATGGAAAACAAGAAAAAAATGACTAAAGACGAATTAAAAGAAATGGTTCGTCAACAATTACAAGCTGTATTATCTGAAAAGAAAAAAGCAGACGAAGACAAAGAAAAACTTGATGAAAGTGAAGAACTAGATGAAAGTTTATTTATGGATGCTCTTCCAATTTTAGCTACAATACTTGGTGTTGGCGGATCAATTGGTGTTGCACTTGTAAAAGACTTAAAGAATGCTAAAACTCCAGAAGATAAGAAGAGAGTATTACAAAGCATTGCAGGTCAAATTAGTAAATCTAAAGGTATAGAAAATTAATAGATCTAAGAAGTTGTAATTCGTAAATTAAAAATAAAGAAATTTGGGCGTCTTGAAAAAGATGCCCTTTTTCTTTGGAGGTATAAAATCCCCTTCGTAACTTCCACCTACGTGGGTTGGGAAAAAGGGGATAGGGGAAATGGAAAAAACGGCGAGGGGTTGGGGAACGGGAAAGCACATATATTTATATATAAACATATATTATGAGATACAAAAACAATGTATTAGATAAATTGACACAATTAGAAGCTTTAGTAACTAAGGTTCAATTTCAAGTAAATAGAGGTGTACAACAAGATGCTATTTTAGAATCTGTTGAAGACTTAAAAGAACAAATTGAAAAAACACGTGAAATGGTTTCTTTAGAACCTGATGAATTTGCACAACAATTCGCTAGATAGTTATGTGGTTAACATTATTAATTGTACATATTATTGAATTAGCCATTATTGGTGGTTTTTTACTTATTAGACGTAACGCTGCACTCGAAAAAGCTGTAGTTGAACAACGTCAATATATTGATGCTATTAGTATTATAGTTGCTAATTCGGACTCTAAATTAAGAGAATTAGATATTCAAGGTGCATTTGAGGCAGATGATGAAGTAGGTACGTTCTTTAATAACTTAAAGGAAATCCAAACCATCATAAGCGACTTTAATAATTCTAGAAACTAGTTTGGTTACGTCATTTTCCTTCCATATATTGGGAGTAAAATTAGGAAATCACTATGTCATACTATGATAATTACGGTGCTGATATATTCGCCGATGACGATAAACTAGCACTTACTAAACGAGGTAAACCGCGTAAGCGTAAACCAAAGGAACCTCGTATTTATTTTACTCAAGATACTGAAGACGCTATTGTAGAATATTTAGCTTGTACTGATCAAGTTGAACGTAATCGCATTTATAATGACCGTATTGAATATGGTTTTTATAAGTTATCCGAAAACATTATTCATACATTTAAGTTCTATTATACAGATACAGATACGATTGAGGAACTTAAACACGAAGTAATTACATTCTTACTAGAAAAACTCCACTTATATAAACCTGAGAAAGGTAAAGCATTTAGCTATTTTGGTACTATCGCCAAACGTTACCTTATTGTATATAATGAAAATAACTACAAGAAACTTCAAGAAAAAGTTGATGTGGATGAATCTGATGAAGAGCAAATGTCATTATATGAAAATGATAAGAACATTGAAAGTATGCTGGATGGTAATGGGTTTATGGATCAATATATTAGATACATAGACAAATATCTGTTCAAATTATTTCCCAAAAAACAAGATGCTCAAACAGCAGACGCTATTGTTGAATTATTTCGCAAACGTGAAACACTAGAAATATTTAATAAAAAGGCACTATACATCTATATACGCGAAATTACCGACGTATCTACTCCTCAGATTACTAAAATTATTAAAAAGCTTAAATTAATATACATTCAGCTGTATAATGAATACTACGAGCACGGACATATAAAGATTTATTGATAAACGCATTTATGGCAAATTTTGATGACGTGACAGTATTCGGTAGCACGTCTCTATCGGATCTGTTCAAACAAATACACAAGAATAATAAAGACATCGACAAACAAATCGGTGAATTCATTGATACTCTCAAACCAATGGCATCATCTAATGCAGGATCTGCAGTAATGTTAATGCCTACTGTCAAAGATTTAATTGATGTTAACGTAAAGAATAACGAACAATTAATTAAGATGGCAGCTATCGCACAACGTGCGGCTACTGTTAGCAATAATTCAAACAATGAATTAATTGACATGAGTGAGATTGAAGCATTATTAGCTGAACAGAAAGAAGTTCAAGAACAAGGACAAAAATTATTAGAACAAGCACCTGTTGTGGCAATAAATAATTAGTATGAAGTATACCATTGGATCAGCAAACTCTTTTAAAGGATTTGGAAATAATAATTTTTTAAATATTCCCCCTCCAGCTATTGGTAGAGTGTATGGTGTTGTAACAACTAAAGACACACCTACAAAAGCAATGTTTGAAAAAGTAGGCGGATTTAATGCTATTGGTACTATTTTTTATCTTAGTTATAATGAATCAATTGGTGTTGTTGGGCGTATGGATGATGTCTTTTTAGATAATTGTAGTATTGCTAAGCCATTATCATCTCAAATAGCAAATTATCCTGTATTAGGTGAATTAGTTCATATTTCAACTCTTATAAATTTATGGAATAGTGTTCAGCAAAACGCCCAACCTGCAAACATTGATGCTAATTTAGGAGTTACATTTGTTGAAAATTCAAATATTAGATCATTATTACCTTTTGAAGGTGATTATATAATACAAGGTAGACAAGGTGGATCTATAAGATTTGGTTCTACAACAAAGTTATATAATGATTTAAATGAATGGAGTAATATAGGAAATGAAGATAGTCCTATTGCAATAATAACAAACGGACTTAAGTTTGATCCTAAAAAAAGTTATTATGTTGAGCAAATAAACAAAGATGATTCTTCACTTTATTTAACCTCAACTCAACAATTACCATTACAAACAGACAGAACAGGAATATTAAATCCTCTTACAAATCCTCTTGATGTATCAAAATATTTTAATTCTCAAGCTATTTTAAATAGTGATAGAATTGTTTTAAATTCTAAGAAGGATGAAATAATGATGTTTGCTAAAACAAATGTTGAGATAAGTACTAAAAATATTATTAATTTAAATGCTGGTGATAGGGTACATCTTAATAGTGATAGAGTTTTTTTAGGTACTGTAAATAATCAATTACCAACTGAAAATATAGTATTGGGTGGTAAATTACATGATTTATTACTTAATTTAATGGATGCATTACATGAATTTGGAACTGGCCTTTCAAGCGTTGTTGGTAGCCCTGAAGGAGCACCAGCTGCAGATATTATATCTGCTGCTAGAGGTTTGTGTAATTCAATTGATAGACTTGAAAATAATTTAGAAGGAATATTATCACAACAAAACTTTACAGCTTAATGTCTAATAAAACTAACATATCTTCTGTCATTTCACCCGATGTTTTAAATACAATATCTACCTCTTCTGTAATTAAAACCTTTGGTGATCAATTAAAAGATAAAGCTAAAGAAAAAGTTATTGCTGTTATTAGAGATAAAGCTGGAGAATTAGCGTCTGATCTTGAACAAGTAATTAAAGACGAACAACAAGCAGGAATTGATCATAATAATGAATTAAAAAGACTAGAAACATTATACCAGCAAGGACAAATTCCAACTAAAGAAGAATATGATAAAGCTGTTTTAGCAGAAAATGAAGCTTATAAAAAACAAGAAGAGTCTTTTAAACTTCAAAAAGAAAAAATTAAAAAGGATATAACTAATATCAATTTAGATCCTTATAAAAAAATAAAAGAAGATAGAAAAAAAAGAAAAGCACAAAGACAAGAAAAAAGAGCAAAAAATAAAGCTAGAGATACCCAAGCAAAAAGAGATGCTAATAAAAAAGTAATAAAAAATGCTAAAAAAACATTAGTACCTATTATAGGATTACAAATTGCTAATCAACTTTTTTCTATTATATCTCAAAGAGCAAAATTAGAAGAGTTAGTAGATCAAGTAAACGCTTATATTGATACAGCTAATACACCTGAAACTACTAATATTGCTACTAATTTAAGAAATAATACTATTACTTTAATTAACAATAGTATTAGTAAATTACAAAGTCTTCAAACTACATTAAATCAAATAAATACATACTTAGCTATATTTAATGCTATTGTAACTGTATTGTCTGCTATCCCTATCCCTACCTCAGTACCTCCTGGTATTGGTATTCCTGTTAATGTAATTACTAGAATTGTTAAGGCTATCGAAAATGCAAATAGATTAGTATCTGCATTAAATGTAATATTATCTGTTGCTTCCTTATTATTAGAAAATGAAGTAGGTAAATTAAATGAACTGATATTAAAATTAAAAAATATTAATTTAGATGGATTAAATAGTCAACAATTATCTGATCTTACATCATCTATATATAATAATGTCGATAATTTTCCTCCATATAAAGGATTCAAATTTAAAATTAAAGTAGAAGAAAATAAAGCATTTGAAGTTAAAGGCAATAAACGTCGTTATGCCGTAGCGACTAATCGTGATGGAGTTGAAGTATTAAAAAGCGACTTTTCATTTACCCTAGACCCTAACGATCTAATAGACCAACTAAAAATAGTTATTGATCAACGAAATTTACAAGGATAAAATATTTATAATTATGAACACTAAAGCATTCAAAAGACTAATTAAAGAAGCCGTAATCGATGCTATTCATGAAGAGTTACCATACATTCTTGAAGAGCACATGGCTAAACAAGAAAAAAAAGCATTGCGCGAAGGTAAAACAATGAGCTTTACTAGCACAGATGTAATGACAGGAGCTGGTAACCCAGATGTTAGAGCATCATTGCGTAGTAAAATGGGTGAAGCCTTTGGTTTTCAACAACCACAACAACAATTAAAAGTAATTGATGCTGTTGATGAAACTACTGGTGAAAAAGTAAATCCATTTGCTGCATTCATTGCTGATGCTGCTGCTAATATGACACCAATGGACAGATCAGGATTAAGACAATTAGATTAATATGCCTATACCTCAAACGATACGTGTAAATCCGTTAGATTTACGGAAAAATATTGCTATTGGGGTATCTTTACCTTTTAAAGGACCTTTTACAAGTACTTTTACTACTAGGGATCAAATTAAATCTAATTTAATTAATCTTTTACTTACTAATAAAGGTGAAAGAGTAATGAATCCTACTTTTGGATGTGATATAAAAAGACAATTATTTCAAACTATTACTACCGATTTACAACAAAAAATTATAGATATTATTGTAGAATCTGTTAGTATATTCATACCTGAAATACAAATTGGATTAATAGAAGTAATTCCAAATATTGATTATAATCAAATAAGTATAACAGTATACTATAAAATAGTAATATCAAATACACCAGGTCAAGTAACAATTCAATTTGAAACACTTAGATAAAAATGACAAACGAAGATAAAAATATATCATATTTAAATAAAGATTTTGGTTCTTTTAAGGCAGAATTACAACAATATGCTAAAACCTATTTTCCAACAACTTATAATGACTTTACAGAAGCCACACCCGGAAATATGTTTATTGAAATGGCATCTTATGTTGGTGATGTTATGTCATTTTATCTAGATACTCAAGTACAAGAAAATTTCTTATTATACGCTAAAGAAAAAGAAAATTTATATGCACAAGCGTACATAATGGGTTATCGTCCTAAAGCATCATATGCTTCAAATACTACAGTTGATGTATATCAATTAGTCCCTTCTATTACTAATGCTGGTATAACAACACCAGACTATACTACTTATGGAGTTATAATACCAGAAAATACTGTCCTTACTTCAACCACAACGGGCACTAAATTTTTAACTACACAACAAATAAATTTTACTGATACTGGTAGTACAGAAATTACTTTTGTTAACTCCGAATATTATCTATTTAAAAAATCAATTACTGCTATATCAGCAGAAATAATAGAAACTACAATTAACGTAGGTGCAAATCAAAAATTTGCAACTGCTACTATTACTGATACTAACATATTACAGATATTAAATGTTACTAGTAGTGATGGAAATCAATGGTATGAAGTTCCTTATTTAGCACAATCATCTATTTTTAAATCAATAGCTAACCCCTCTTATAATACCGATCAAGTTCCTTATTTATTACAACTACAAAGCACACCTAGACGTTTTGTCTCTAGAATATTATCAGATAATACTTTACAATTAGAATTTGGGGCTGGTTTATCCTCAAACAAAACAGATACCCAAATTATTCCAACTCCAGGTAATATTCAAACTGGTGTTATACCTGGTATTTCATTACTAACTAATAATTACAATGAAGCAGGTACTTTTTTTACTCAAGAGTATGGTTTAGTACCTAATGGTGATTTAACAGTAAAATATTTAGTAGGTGGTGGTATTGAATCAAATGTACCTGCTAATGATTTAACCCTTATTGATACAACAGGTGTAACATTTCCAGGTGGCGGTGGGGCTTTAAATGATACAGTATTACAAAGTATAGTATCATCAAACCCTAACCCATCTTCAGGAGGTAGAAATGGTGATACAGTAGATGAAATTCGTCAAAACGCATTATATGCTTATTCAACTCAATTAAGAGCTGTAACTAAAGATGATTATATAGTACGAGCAATGTCTATGCCTTCTGATTATGGTACTGTAGCTAAAGCATATATTTCACAAGATTTAAATACTAATCCTCAAGAAACTGTAGCTCATACTAATCCATCAAATCCACTAGCTTTAGATTTATATATTTTATCTTATAATAGTAATAAACAATTAATTACAGCAGCATCAACTCTAAAACAAAATTTAGTAACTTATCTCAATCAATATAGAATGGTTACTGATGCTATTAATATTAAAGATGCTTATTACATTAATATTGGACTTAATT